AACAGAAATAAACGCTGATAATATCGCATCAGGAACTCTTGATAATGCCAGATTACCAGCAAATATATTAGTAACAAGCTTAATAACATCTAATATATTAACCGTTAATGGCACTAGCAATGCTCTTGAAATAACTAATGATACTATTTTTGCAGGAATTGATATTATACCAATTGAAGATAATGCTATTGATCTTGGTAGTGTTGAAAATAAGTTTAGAGATGTTTTTATTAGCAACAATTCTATTTGGCTTGGTGATACTCACAAATTAGCTATTTCAGATGATAAAATGAAATTTAGAAAAAGAAAGACAACTTCTGTTCCAGCAGCAATAACAACTGCAGGTGGTAATGAAAGTGATGCTTTAAACTTTACGGGGCATAGTAACATTAGTAATTTTAAGCTCAAAGATTGGTTAAATTATATGAAATCATTACCAAATGCTCCCGCAAAACCTAAGATATCTGATATTTTCACTGAAAGTAATAATGATTATGATGAAGAAAATGCCGCAGATGCATGGCAAATTCATAATACAAGTTTATTATTAGGTAGTTCATATCAAAGAGTAGGTATAGGTGTAGCATATCCAACAAGTAATTTAGATGTTGCTGGTGATATTAATTTTACTGGCAATTTAACACAAAACGGTATTGCTTTTAGTTCTTTTACAAGTAGTGATGTTGTTACTGTACTAAGCACAAGTGATGGTACTGGTATTACTTGGAATAGCGGTACTAATACTTTTGATATTGATAGTTCTTGGATTGCGAATAACATAACAGGTAGTGGTGGAGGTGGTGGAGGTGGATCTTTATGGGGTGAAACAACAAGTAATAATATAACATATTTATATTACAATTCAAATGTTAAAATTGATGGTGATCTTTTAGTATCAGGTTCTATAATATCCGGATGGGATTCAAGCGCGGATACTACATTAGATTCATTCACAAGCGGTAGTGGAGGAGGAGGTGGATGGTGGTCAAAAATAGATGATGATACTAATAATATATATTATAGTTCAAATGTGAAAATAGGAGGTTACAGTAATATATCTCCAAACGCAGAATTAGAAGTTAATGGCGACATAATAACAACTGGAACAATAACATCTGGTTATTCAGATGATAGGTTAAAAAATTATACATCAAATATTGAAAATCCTATTGATATAATAAAATCATTAAATGGTTACTATTTTAAACCAAACGCATTAGCAAATAATTTTGGATATTATAATAAAGATCAGGAAATTGGTATAAGTGCACAGGAGGTACAATCAGTTTTACCAGAAATTGTTAAATTAGCACCATTTGACAGCGCGCGTAATATTAATAATGAATTAATATCTAAGTCGGGAAGCAATTATCTAACAGTGGATTATGAAAAGCTTGCTCCTTTATTTATTGAGGCTATTAAGGAGTTAACTAATAAAATTAATAAAATGGACGAGGAGTTTAAAGAATACATATTAGAAAAAGAGAGTACATAATCTTAAATTATTAACAATTTTATAAACTTTTTGAAATTTACACTTTTTTATTAATTATGTACTCATTTTTATTTAGGTATAAAGTATAGAAATAATAAACTAATATGAAACGTTATAGAAACAGAAACAGAATTATTAATCAAAAGCCGAGCTCTACAATTAAACAAGATATGCCTTTACCTCCGCCACCAGCTAATAATCAAACCGGAGAATCCATGGTTGGTGGGATTATGAGCTCTGTTATTCAAGGAGTGGCTCTGGGTACTGGTTCGCAAATTGCAAGTAGGGGCATTGATGCTATTATGGGTCCTCGTAAGATTGAAGTTACCGAATCCGCATCCACGAATAACAAGTGTATAAAAGAAAATGCAGAATATATTGAGTGCATCAAAAATGGCGACTCTTCGCAGTGCAAAGATTTTTTTGATTTACTTAGCAAATGCAATAATATATAAGAATACGCGTATATTATCTTATAATAATAATATTTTTTGAAAATATGAATATCAAATTGCTATTAATTATTACTTTTATTGGAAAATGCGCATGTTTTTCCGCTACTTCATTGAATACGCCATTATACAGATATTGGAATTGCATTGGATTTAAACATAGTTTCGTAGATAACAAACCATATCAATTTAATGTAGGTGAAATCCCATTGGTCGCATGGAAATCTACGAATAATACCTATCTAAGTACTCTCAACATTTGCAAACATTTTGGTTCAACTTTAAATGAGGGTAAAATAGAAGACGGTTGTCTTAAATGTCCCTATCACGGTTATAAACATTCGGAGAATGATAAATGTGGTGTTATTGTTGAACACGATAATAAATTATGGTGGTCGTATAATCCTGTTGAAAAAGTCCCTCAAACTATCCCTTATATTGGTGAGGATTTTGTATCAGATTATATTGAATATGAAATGAATGAAAACTTACCATTTTGTATGTATAATTCCATGGATATTAATCATGCAGAACATATTCATAGTGGTATTTTCGGCTTTGGTAGTGATATCCCTGTGAAAAATTACAAACATATTAAAAAAGCAGAAAATATTATAGGTACCAGTTTTGACCATTATTCAAAAGATAATATTAAGCTTATGAATAAAAATGTTTCATTTGGTACAGACGCTTTTACAAGCAATTATCACGAATATATTTATCCGTCTACGACATGGTCTGTTGTAAGCCACGATGAATATAAAAAACTCGTGATTGGTGTTTCAATGACTCCCAGTGACACTTATAAAACCAGGTGGTATGTTACTATTCGCAGTAATTATATGAAAGAAGGTATCAATAAGAATATTCTAAATTTGGCAGCACGTATGATTTTGAGCCAAGATAAAAAACAATTTGAAAGACAATCTAAGAATACCTTATTGCGCGATAGCTTTATCCTTACTAATATGCTTAATAATGAAGACCATATCTTGGATATGAAGAAAATATTCAAAAATTATGAATATCCCAAACTAAAAGATTTCATCGACTATCATGTTTCTAATTCCTGATAACTTATCCTTCATTTTTCTCATAAAGCCTTTTTCATTTATAGATTTTATTTGTATATGTGTATGTGTATTATCAAAAGTTGGGTAAATGCATGAGTTTAAAAAGTCATCTTTATTTTCATTCTTATAAACGAAATTATAAGTATCGTCCATTATATTATTAAAAAATGATATAAATATTATTAATCAATTTTTAATAACAATGGATATCAAAAAACTTATCAATGAAAGCGTAATCACTAATTGGAAAGATGTTTTAATCAATTGTATTGAACCATATGAAGATATCATAAATACCAAATTGTCTAGCGAATATGCTACTACTAATAATATTTTCCCTGATATATCACTTATATTCAATTGTTTTAACTATTTCAATGTAGAAGATATTAAATGTATTATTATCGGTCAAGATTGTTATCATACGCGTGATGTAGCAAATGGATTATGTTTCTCGCATTCTCAACAAAAAAATAATAAATTACAACCGAGTTTGCGTAATATTTTCAAGGAATTGCAAAGAACTGAACATGTCGTGCGCAAAGAATCTGATTTAAGTGATTGGGCACAACAAGGATGTTTATTGCTTAATATGTCATTAACTGTATTGGAAGGAAAGCCTAATTCTCATTCTAATATATGGAGTCCCTTCATGAATGCAGTTATCAAATGGATATCTGAAAATTGTGAGAACGTTTGCATAATGTTATGGGGTAATTTTGCTCAAACAACAGAAATTTATTTTCGCAATACCAATAATATTATATTAAAAGCAGGGCATCCATCGCCTTTAAATACGAAGAACCCTTTTATTGGTTGTGGGCACTTTGAAAAATGCAATGAATACCATGATATTAAATGGGTATAAAAATTGATTGACTTATTTAGTTTTTATATCTATTAAAAATGACATTTGATTCATCAGATTATATTATTGTTATGCTTAACGATTTCGTTAAGAATTATTCATATCCAAATGAAAAAAAATATGATAAAATCGCTATCAAAAAAAACTGTAAAACTGTTTCTTGGGATAACGAACTGCACGTTACTTATATTTATTAGTGCAATAAAGTATATATGAATATCTCACATATATTATTATAATAATGAAAAGTATTCTATATTGGGTTTTTTGCGTTGCGTGCATTTTTGAAGGGGTTAATAGTTATAATATGAATAATTTTCCAATTATCAAAAGGCTATTTGATAAACGAAATCAAAATAATTATAGCAAGAGAACTTATGATAATTATGCATTAAATAAACTTCGTCTTGACAATATGGCTGCCAATATTGTAGGACCCAAGAAAAATAATACTAGTGTTAGCAATAAATAAATATTGTTTTTATTACTTTATTTAATTTAATACGGTTATTGTTACAGTATTTATAAAAAGTAACCAACCGATGATTCTGGTTTGCAATACTTGAAATTATTTATTTGCATAAAAGTATCTAATATTCTTTTTAAGTTATTTTTATTAATATCGGAATTATTAATACCGTTTTGTTTAAACGTTTCTATATATGTATTAGATATATTACTTTTATGAATTATAGCATGATAAATTAAACTATATAAGTGCATTTCGTTATTTGGAATATAAAATCCATTTTCATGTTGTATTCTACTATTTAACATTTCATTTTGGAATTTAAAATCATAATAATTGTCACCAAGATACCTAAAATCAAATAATATGTTTTTATTATTTATAATAACATTATTTAATATTCTATTTTTACCATCATCATATCTATTATCAGTAGCAGATGTTCCATCTAATATTCTTTTAATTAAATAATAATCATTTACTAAAAGATCAACATCTAAATGCTTATCAATATTAATTTTGTTAGGCATACCTTCAAAATTTCTCATTACAATCCATCTTAATTCGGGATATTTATTTAATTCATTAAAAACATCATTTAATGATTCAAATTTTAGTTGTTTATAATATTGTTCGAATATATTAAGTGTTTTTAAATTATCTTTTGTTTCTTGGATATTATCTGTCGCATGTATTTTATATCCACCAGTAATTTTTCTTAATTTAATTTTTAGATCAAATATATTGATATTCACTTTTCGATAACCTTTACTTGTTTCTCTATAATCATATATCGGACCATTATCTTCTAATATATATAAATTAAAATCTGTTTCGCCACGAAAATCATTAACATTTGTGCCATAAAATTTTGACATAATTTTTCTTTTATTTTCTAATTTTTTTATAAGTACTTTCTCTTTTAATTTTAATGTATCTTTCATCCAATTATCTAAATTTATAAAAAAATTAGTCCAATCAATAATTAAATGCGTTTCTGTCATCTAAATAAACTAAATAAAAATATCATCATCAATAATACCAGCTGGTTTAGATTCATTTGATAAATTTATATTACAATCTAAATTACCATTTATAGTTGCCCAACCGAAATCACACAAATATATACTATCATTTAATAATAAAATTTCTGAATTATGTTTAATATCATTATGTTTAATATTTAATTTTTTAATTTCTTTAATTATATTACTTAATTGTTGTTTGTAATTATTATTTGAATTGAATATTTTTTCAGAAATTGCTTCACCGCAATATGACATTATTATTATTTGACTATTAATATCATAAAAAATTAATTTCGGTACATTAATTTGCTGTTCATTCAATAGATTTAATATATGTATTTCTCTTTCAAATACATGGTAGTCCTTATATTTTATTATTTTTTTTATTACAATAGTATTATCAACATCCTTATAAACATTGGAAGTTGCAGATTTTTTTAATAATCTTATCTTTATATTTTTATTTTCATATTTAACATGGATATTCGTTAAATCAATAGTCCCTTTTTTAAAATCCATATTAATATATTGTTATTTTTTTTTTTCCATTGCTGCTACACCCGCTATTGTTGATATATATGTTAAAAACGCCGATGATAATCCTATCTGAAAATAGTAATTATCAAAATTAATAAACTTTTTAGAAAAATTAATTATTGGATCTGTAACTCTTACAATAGCCTTTGGCGGTGTTGTATTTGGTAATGTTCTCGCCAACAATAATAAGGTTGATATTAGTACAAAGTTTTGCACTCCTTCTAAAAACACATTTTCAAATAAAGCAACCTTTGAATTCCTTGCTATACCTATCATTTCATTAGTATCATGTAGCATAAAACACAAATTATTTCTTCTTATATATGGTAATCTTAAATTATTATTTAATACTAACATTTATAGTGTATAATTATTTATTTTTTATATAAAAAATGATCGGATACTATTTACGCCAATAATTATATGGAACTTGATAATTGCGACATTGTATTAATTGACTATTTATATAGATACGAAGTTATTGATGATAATATTAAGCTAACATACTGGGAACTTAAAAACGAAATATATAAATTCAACATTATTCAAGGTAAGCGCTTTGAAAAAATAGAATTGGAAGCAATGCGGCAAAAAATTAAAGAGTTTTATAAGCTTTTTCCGAATTTTGATTTTAAATCTATTTATGATAATGATAATCCAATAATGTATATTACATATTTATCACATATGAAAGAAAAATTAAAATGATATAATAATAAGGATTATACTATATTATAATATCATTATATCTGAATCGGCAGCAAATTGTTTTGAAGATATTAATTCTGATATTATTAATATTATATTAAATTACGCCACTGATGATTTTGATTTATTATTAAATAAATTAGAATCGCAAATTAATTTATTACACGACATTATATCACCATTATCTATTGATAAATATAATATATATTACGATGACGCTTTTTATTATATGAATAAATTTTTATTTAATAATATTAAAAAGAATATTGTAGTTATAAACGACGGTTATCATTTTGATAATAATTGGGATAATGCCCCATTATATATCAGTAAAGTACTTAAAAATCCTACATATTTTGAAATATTAGTTGAAACAAATAAGTCTATCGCAATTACAGGCGATTATGATCAAAATGTTTTGTTTGGATTGAAAAAAATAAAAGACATAAATTTAAAACAATGGTATGGTATTAATAAACCCTTTAAAAAAATATCATATTATAATCTTGTTATGTGTCCCAAATTCTTTATTATGAAATAATTTTTACTAAAAAATTGATTTAGTATATTTATTGATTAATAGCATGAGCGAATATCTTAATACCGTTGAATATTATATTATTAATTTAATATATTTTACAACAGGAGTTTACATATTTTCAATGGGTACTTTATATTTATTGTCTTATTTTGCACCTATTCAATTTGATAGATACATTTTGTTCTGATTAAAATAAAAATTGATTTGCGACAATTAATAAATAATTGGCCTGAAAGATGGTCTCTAAATAAAGACAGACGAGTTTAATCTGCAAAAAGGAGTCATACAATATACTAGTCAGAAGACAATCTGTCAAGAACCCGAAAGGGGGAATCGCTGTTAGTATATGGTACCTTAGTAGCTATTATATGAGTTTGTTTTTTACCTCGCATACTGTTTTTTAGAAATTCAATTACCTTTATTTTTATTATCAATAACTATGCCATGCATTGATACCGCGCTCTACTCGTTGAAGAAGAAGGTTTTGGAGGATATTATCTCTAATTATATTAAAGAACAGTCCGTCAAAAAAATTAGCTTGTCTGGTAAGAATAAACCCGATTTTGTTCATATTATTCTTAAAAATAATATTGAAGTTGATTGCAGGAAATATTTGCCTAATATTACTATTAATATTTCTTGTAATCAGTTTAGCTCTTATTATGATATTGAAAAACAGTTTAGGGAGATGGAGCATACAGCCCCGTGCCGCATTTAGATATGATATGAAGTTGTTCCTATGTGTTTATTTGTTTTTTATATTTTATTCTCCACCGAAAAAAGCATCCCACATTGAATTAACTATATTTGAACTTAATGCTGCGCCTCCGCCTGCTCCAAATCCCATCTTAACGTGTTGACCAAAACTAGTTTCATCCTTTGTTATTACTGTATGTACTTGTGGTTGATCATTAATTATTTTTTGCATTGCGGGATTATTAGTTTGCATATTTTGTTTCATCATATTAATCTCGTTTTGTAACTCTTGTATTTTTTTATTGGCAATTCTACCGCCAAGCTTTTTATATTTTTTGTTTGCTAAATTATTTATTGGTAATGATAATATATATTTGCCTTTTAATGTAAATAAATGCATTATATGATCCTTTACTTTATCTTTATTATAATCACGATAAGTATAAATTGCATTATATTTTTTTGGCATCTTTGGTGGTGACGAGAAATATTTATCAATATCCAAAAATTTTTTCAAAGGTAATGCTGCTAAAAATTTATCGTCCCTATATTTTAGTATTAAATCTTCCTTTGTTTTATCTTTATTTATATCCTGATTCATTACAACATAATATCTTATCATTATACACTTCTATTTAAATTAAATCTTTTTTTTTATTGTCATTGAATATATTGTTGTTGTGTCGAGGAATACAATTCTATTAATTACGATGTTGGTAAGCTGTTTGTGGTTCTAGCAAGAATTGTTAGTGCGCGCGGTGTCCGGGAATCATTTGCCTCAAATATGATAAAAATTGACTGGCGCCTGGGTTCTTTTTTCTATATGGCTAATACCATGAGCTACCTTGACCTTGTTGGCGAAGACTGCATGGAGAGGATTATGGAGGCTTCTGCTGACCAGCTGGACAAAAGAATTGATGACGCTGTTGACAAGCTGAGGAAGTACGCGAAGGCGAGGTACAAAGAGGAAACTAAGGTAAACAAGGACACGTTCAGTATGAACCGGTTTTCGCTAGCGATCGCGTGCAAGGTCCTGAAAACAGCCTAATTTGGGTGTGTGCGTGTGTGAGGGTGCGTGTGTGCGTGTGTGAGGGTGCGCGCGCGCGTGTGTTGTGTGTGCATGTGTGTGTATTTTTATATTTTTTATATTTATTAAAAGGACATAGAGAATTGATGTGTTATTATTATTATGACAATATCAAGAGATAAAGCCTTGAAGTTTTTAAAGGAAG